GATACTTCTTATGGAAATGATCTTCTTGTAAGTATGAAAAGAGGAGATATCACTCAATCTTCATTTGCTTTTACTGTAGCAGAAGATGACTGGTCTCAAGATGAAGCGGGAAACAATATTAGAACAATAAAAAAGATTGATAGATTGTATGATGTTTCTCCAGTAACTTATCCTGCTTATCCTGATGCAAATGATTTAGTAGTTGCTCAGAGAGGTTTATCTATATATAAAGAAAAGCTTGAAAAAGAAAAAGAAGAAAATGATTTAGTGAAGCGTTCTCTTGTTTCATTGAAGATAGAATTAAAAAAGAGAAAATAATAAATTTAAATTTTAAAAAATGAAAAATAGTATTGAATTAAAAGAAATGCGTTCAGATATTATTGATTCTTTAGAAAACATCAAAGATGTTGCTTCTACTGAAGAGAGAGATTTAACGCAAGACGAAAACAATCAAGTAGATGGATTGTTAACTGAGATTGATAATTTGGATGCAAAAATTGAAAGAGCTGAAAAATTAGAAACTATTAAAAGAAACACTGCTGTAGTTTCTGGAACAGTATCAAAGAAAATGCCTAAAGAAATAAGAGATTATTCTTTCCAAGATGCTTTATCTCAAGCTGCTAATGGTAGAATGGAAGGACTTGTAAAAGAAATGGATGAAGAGGCAAGAAGTGAGTCAAGATACACAGGACAAAGTTTCAAAGGAGTAGGAATACCTTCTTCTATATTAACAAGAGCTGCTGTTGGAACTGCTGCTGGAAATGCTACTCAAGTAATGGCTTGGACTGATCAATTAGAAGCAAATTTAGTTTTAGCTTCTGCTGGTGCAAACTTTTACTCTGGTGTG